GCAACTGTTGCTTCTCCTCTGTAGTGTGGACTACATTGACGGAGGTAACATGGCAGTACATCCAGAATCTGCAGTCGGCTGCGAATTCTGAGGGTGAGCGCCACTTATTGCGCTGGTCCCCTTGCGGGTCGCGCGTAAATATGATGCACTCTTTTGTGGCCATGACGGCGGCCAGTAATCCTTGCTCATGTGGTGAGTAAGGGGTGGTGGTGGTTGCAGCAGCTGAAGAATTCTTGAGCATTTCGCTCACTCCGTCATAGACGGGTACGTCGAGAGTATCGACGGCAATTTCTGCTGTAACCGGTTGGGGTGGGGGTTTGAGGTTGGCCCGAACGTGTCGAAGCGCAGCCTCGACGTCGGCCTTAGCTTGAGCTTCTGCCACAGTGGGTGGTGAGCTCGGTGGCTTAGGGACCGTGAGGTTCTGGATGGCCTGCAGGATAGGAGCTTGCTCGGCGGCCAGAGCGGCTGCGGCGAGAGCATTCTCTGCGGGCGAAGGAGGAGCCTGAGTGGGTGGGCACGGGACGTGTGCGGGGGCCTTTGGGACCCAGGGAACACTGGTGATGAATGCCATAGTAGCGTCCATCTCGTCGTCCTCGAGTTGTCGAGCGCGTCGACAAATTTCCACCTTCAAACTGTGCTCCAAAGTAGGTAACTTTGGTGTGCACTTCTCTTCCTCTTCTTCCTCTTCCTCGAATGGATCGGGTCGTCCGTCTCCGTCCGCACAATAGTCTTCGCTGTCCTGAATCGCCTGGAGGGCGGGCACACCGATCAGATCGGCGAACTCGTCCTTAGGTGCCTGTTTCCCCTCTTTAGGTACGGGGTGGCAGTGGCAATTGAGTCGTGGGCAAACAGGCTCGTCATTGGTGACGTTGTGCTTGCACAAGACAGCAGGTCTTGGTTTCTTACGAAGTATGCGGATTTTGGCGGGGTCGTGATCCCCCTCACCCTTGTTGTTGGCCCAATGGAAATGTGAAACCCGAGCGCAGCGCGTGCCAAAAACACACTCAATGTGTGTGCATGGCGCGGACTTGGAGGGTTTCTTGGCGGCTGCTGCTCCGTCACCTGCGACGTCGCATTTGTAGCCTTTTCCTCTTGTGATGCCCCTGCCACGGGACGGCCGGTTTGCCGCGAGCCTTTTCTTCTGTTTCCTTTCCGCAGTGTAGTGGCGATCGCACTGCTTACGGTTGAACTTTCGATGCTCGTCTGGCCCCGGGCATATCATCGACTTGCGATAAACTCGGGTCGCACGCCGCAGATTCGGATTATAAATCGGGGGCGTCCAATGGTCGTTTGTCTGAGGAGTTTTCTTCTCCGCGTTTGTCTTTGGTGTTGTCTTCACCGCATTGTTAACTTCATTTACACACTTCTGGGCATCCTGAGACCCCGGTGGCATTGCTTGTAGCAATTG